ACAGCTTGCAAGCGGTTTTCCCGTTTGTTTCCCTTGCCTATTGGCAAGCCGCTAAACGTTTTAATTTTCAAGGTACATTTGACAGATTTTACAGCGTGTCGGGCTTTCGATCGGCTTGTTGCTTTCCTTTTGTGATTGTATGTTAACATACATTCTTCAATATGTCAACATATTTTCAGCTGAAATGTTGCACAAATAAATAATTATTCTTTTGTCCATATTGCTACATATGTTCTAATGTCTATCAACATATATTTACTTGTAACGTTTCCGGGCTTGCGCGCCCTTGCCTTTTCTTCTTATTCCCCTTTATTTTACGCCCTACGGCGTTTTAGTGTGTCTGTAGTGTGTTTATACTATTTGCACCAAAATCAATTTAAAGGCCGTTTTCGTGCGTTCAGCCGCATATATCTGTTTTTATTGGTGCATGGTGTTGTACTTTCATAGCCTACACCGTCAAGCTGTTTTTCATCAACTCAACACGCCATTACCCAGGATAATTAATTCCTACTAATCTAATAGGAATTAAACATGATTGCATTTCCTACTAAACTTATAGGAATTAACCACAGCCCCCTTCTGTAAAGGTAAAACACTTGACAGTTTTCAACAGGTTTTCCACAAAGTTTTCAACATAGGATGTTTAATCCGGTCTGATCATGGGCTTTATTCATCAGCTTATTCATTTTCCCCTAGATAATTTCGCGTTATTGCTACAAAAGCGATATTGATAAACGCAATTATGCATTTTCCGGCATGGTTTATGCATGGTCTATGCATTCCGAGCAGATACCAAGCCACATAAACCTACTACCCCAGGGGGAATATGGGCTGAAGTTTCGGGCCGGGGTTAGTACAAAAAGTATCCGAAATAAGAAAAAAGCCCTATGGTATAGCTAGGGATACAGTGAGCATAGGTGTTGAGGGTGTGATGAAGATGGTGATAGCAGTAGTTTGGAGAGTAATGTAGTAGAGGATATAGAGTATATATATAATATATTAGGGCGGCGAGGGCTGCGGGAGCGATCTGGCGCAGGGCCTTGGTTAGTCTAATCAAACAAGACAACAAGACAAAAAAGACAGTAAATTCCTAACCTTTTCTAAAATCGAGTTAAACCTGTTTTTGAAAAGTTTTGGCCATTTCTTTGTCTCATTGTCTTGTTGTATACAATCTATTCACTTTTAGATATATAAAACATACTTAAAATAGAGAAAAGATAAGAAAATAAGAACTTATTTAACAAGACAAAGAAACAAGACAATAACAAGACAATAAGACAAGTTAACAGTTTGTTCACACTTTTTGGCCTGTTTATGAACAAACTGTGAATGAAATGAGATTGAATTGTAACTATTGTAATCAAAATGTAACCAAATGAAAGAGAAATGTAACCGGCAATTTAGGGCGAGGGTGCAGTTTCTTTGTCTTGTTTGGTGGTTAAAATCACCTTGGACAAGAACCAGAGGGTATGAGAAAATAGAGGCATGAAAGGAGTGACTGAATGAAGCATCCGAAATGTCTCTTTCGCAGACAATTTGTAAACGGTAGGCAAGCGTCCATTGATGACCATGTGTCGAACACGTTCAAGTGGGTGATGAATGGAGAGGGCGTTGCCACAGAGAAGGTGGACGGGGTTCCCTGCGCGATTATAGACGGGAAACTGCACCGGCAGATGAGCAGGAAGCTGGCGATGGCGATGGGGGTTCCGTTTACTGACCCAGACCCGGTGAAGAAGCGCTGGGATGTGTGGGTGGAGGTCGACCGGTCTGACCCGGCAGAGAAGTGGTTCTGGAGGGCATACTTGAACACGCCTTGGTGTCGGGAGGACGGAACGTACGAGGCGGTGGGGCCTCACTTCAAGGGGAACCCGTACGGTTTGGACGAGGACTTCCTAGAACGGCACGGTCGGATTAAGCACGATGTTCCGCGCACGTTTGAGGGCATCAAAGATTACCTTCGCACACATGAAATTGAGGGGCTGGTTTTCTGGCGAGGGCAGGAGGTCGGTTGCCAGATATGCCGGAAGGACTTTGGCTTTGAATGGCCCGTGAAGGGAGATAAATGATGTACAATAAGTTGATACGCCAGCTTCGTAACTGTGCTATAGAGTCAGCACCGTGCAAGGCTTGCGATATGGTCAATGATGATTCTTGCACCGATAGGTTGATGAAGCAAGCCGCAGACGCCATTGAGGAACTGCAAGCAACACTCTGCAACTGGTGTGCTGTTTGCCCGGAAAATAAGCGCAACCTGTTAACTTGTGAGATTTACGAAAGCTGCCGTGCAAAGCCGCCGAAGGAGGAAAAGTAATGGAGGACGGTATTTACTTGGAAATTTTTGCCTCAAAAGGAGGAGAGCGAATAAACTTCAAAATTGTATCTTTGCGTCAGCTGTCTATTGCCCTTACGAATGGGCTTATGAATTCGATTGAGGAAGTCATAGAAATTGAGACGCCAAAGGAGGAAACATGAGCTACGATATTCGATTCGGCGTGAAAGTCGAAGGAATGGACGGGTATATTGCCACGATAGACGAGCCAGAATATTCAAGCCCAACCTACAATCTAAGAAACATGTTTGTCGCGTGTATGGACTGGGATTATGAACAAGGAACGTGGTACAACTGCAAAGAAGTCATTCCAAAGTTTGAACGAGGTGTACATGAGCTGAGATTCAATCCATCAAAGTACAAGAAATTCAACCCGCCAAACGGATGGGGAACGATAAGCTCTGCGCTAGAAGCTTTAGAGTCTGTCATTAAAAAGGCGCATGAGATTGTCGAAGGCGATTGGTCGTGGAACGAGATTCCGCTTGAACATTTGTGGATAAGGTGGTGAGATAGATGGGTGTTTATGTTTTTGACATGGAGATGCCCCGCAGTTGCAATGAGTGCCGGTTTTCGGTCAACGGGTTTTGCCGTGCGTCCCCCAAACTTGCGGTTGGTGCGGCGATGAGCAAACGAGAGCGGACGAACTACTGCCCACTTGTCTACGTCCCACCGCATGGTAGGCTGATTGATGCGGATGCGCTGACAAAGATGTGCCGTGAAATGCAGAGCATTGAATGGAACAAAAAGGCATCTCCGTACAGTTGGGAACACGCTTATGAGGAGTTTGAAAATGACATTTTCGATGCTCCAACTATCATCCCGGCAGAGGATGGCGAGTGATGGACGGCATGATGACATGGGACGATCAGGCCGGGATTGTTCCGGTCGATGAGAAGCCGATTGAAAAGTTGAAGAAGCGCAGCGAGAAGCACGGCGATTTGGTGCGTTTCAATGCCACAGACGCCGACCGCATCCGAGTGGAAGAGACGTACAACTGGCGCGATGATGTTATGGAGATAACCCGCAGGATCGTGCATGAAACCGATGAAGCGAGGCTGTCCAATATAGCGAATCATTTTGAGGTAGACCTATCGGAGATCAGGGCAGTCCTTGAAATGAAGCAACAGCAACAGCGAAAACCGCAGACCCACGCCGACCGCATCCGCTCCATGACAGATGAGGAACTGGCTGAGCTGTGGTGGGAGCGTGTGGACTGCGGAGAATGCCCGGTGCATAGAGAATGTAAAATGACCGGGCAGGACTGCAAGAGGCTGGCTCTCGAATGGCTGAGACAGGAGGCCACGGATGGTTAACCTTGATAACTGCGGCCTCACATGGAATGTATTCGTTGGGGACTTCAATCACGGGATAATCGAAACGCACAATGTATTCGATCATTACCGCTTCATGGATGACTGTCGGTATGCCGCTAGAAAGTATAAGGATAACCGGGAAGAGTTTGAGAGCTACATCAAGCGTTCCATGATGTACTATTACTGGTCGAAGTGCGAGTGGGAAGTGGTCATTGATCATTGGCCTCACTCTGACCGGCGTAAGGCGAAGAAGGTTGATGTATATGATCAGGTCATGATGAACTGGGAGCATTTCATCAACTATGTTTGGAACCACGCTGTAGACCTACGTAGGAGGAAAAAGAAGATTGGCACTTGACGCTGAATTAGCCGCTAAACCCTATGCGCACTGGGTTGAGGACATGGTGCAAGAACTGTTCAACATTGACCCTGACGCTATCTCCTTGCAAATGCGGGATGCCGATGGGCAGACCTACACTTGCTACTGGAATTGCAGTCGGGATGACCGCACCATTATGATGGACGCTATGCGTGACGATGGCCTGTTGGAGTTCGTCCGTATGAACAGGGATGAGCTACTGGAGATTCTGAACGGAGAGGAGGATGACGAGGACGGACTATGTGAATCTGATACCGAAACTGATTGCGAGGGATGACCCTTATGCCCTGAACGATGCGTTTGACCTGTGTAGGGGCTTGGAGATGGAAGACGCGACCATTATCGAAGGTAAAGGTCGGCGTGACCACGGGGTGACCATCTACGATCCGGGAAACTTCTCTCGCGCACATGAATTCAACCGGCAGCTCCGGGTAGCCGCAAACAGGATGGTGCGGGACGGTGTGGACGCTGATAACATGATTGATCTGTATTACCGCAGTCATCTGTTTGACGCACCGCACTTCTTTGACAGTTTTTGCATCTACATTGAGAAAGACCGCGCACCTGAGAAACAGTTCTATCTGCCACGGAGGAAACAACTTCTCCCATGTGCCGAGGCCCTGCAAGATTTGGAGGACGGCAAGATTGAGCTGCTGGGCATATCGGAACCTCCGGGGGTTGGCAAGACTACTCTGGCTGAGTTCTTCCTTGCATGGACAGTGGGCCGCAATCCTTTCCTTCCCAACCTGATTGGCTCGCACAATAACTCGTTCCTTGGCGGTATGTACGGGGAAATGCTCCGTATCCTAGACCCGATGGGCGAGTACAAGTGGCAGGATGTCTTCCCCGGCCTTGGTGTTATCGGAACGAATGCCAAGGACATGATGATAGGCATAGGGTACGACAAATCCGAGGATATGCGGTTCAAGACCTTGGAGTTCTCCTCCATCGGCTCCGGCAACGCCGGTAAAGTCCGTGCCATGAACATCCTCTACTGTGATGACCTTGTTGACGGCATTGAGACAGCGATGTCCATTGACCGGCTGGACAAACTGTGGCAGATGTACTACACCGACCTGAGGCAACGGAAGGTCGGCACACGATGCAAGGAGCTGCATATAGCTACCCGGTGGAGCGTACACGATGTTATCGGGCGATTGGAACGGGCATACGATGGCGATCCTAGCGCACGATTCATCCGGTTCTCCGCTTTGGACGAGAATGATGAGTCCAATTTTGATTACCCCTATGGCCTTGGTTACACAACTGCGGCCCTCCATCAGCAGCGGGATATCATGGATGAACCTAGCTGGAAAGCTTTGTTCTGTAACGAGCCGATT